GTGGCGCCCGGAGAATTGACTCTGGTTGGATACACCAACGCTTTTCAAAACGCATACTTGATACCACTACGTGTTGGACGCGTCGAGGGGTCGTTTAAACGGACATCGAACGGTTATGAGGCGGAAACCCAGGTGCGCTTCGAAGTTGAGGATCCCCAGGCACTGACGGAAGATGTCCCGACGCAATTTCTCGGATTTGACCTGTACCTTACCCCAGGCCTGTTTATGAACGAGGCTCTAAGTCACGAAATAAGCACGCGAGTGGATAAAGTAGATTATGCGCTAGGTAAAGTTGCGCACCGTACCCCTTGGCGCCACAATCGAGACATTCGGCCAAAACACGTATTGTGTAAAGGAGCAGCAGAAATTCGCTCATACCGTAGATGGTTGATGCGCCGTGCGGGCCGTTTTCGGCCATATTGGGAACCAACATTTGAAAACGATTTGCGTCACAAAGCGTCTGGAACCGTAACTAACGTTCTTTCGATCCACGCGGCAGACGGGTTCTTAGACTGGCTGCCTTTCCGTAATCACGTTGCAGTATTAACCGCAGAAGGAGTCTGGTTGTGTAGGACGATTATCGACGCAGCCCCTAAGCCGGGGGACATATCTACAGTGGAATTGACGCTAGATAGTGCCCTAAATATTGCCGCAACAAATATTCGCGCAATCAGCTTTTTAGGGCTCCGCCGCTTAGATACCGACTTAGTGGAGCTAAATTGGCGAGGCAATAGCGTTGTTACATCAACTGTGAACACGGTAGAGATACAACCATGAGTGTTCGAGCAGAACTGTACCGATTTACCGAAGGGGGTTTCCGAGATCCTTTTGACAGTAATCAAAACTTTTACTTCATTTTTGACCGTTCTGGGTCAATGGGAGAACTAGTTGCGCCGGGAATGACCCGAATAAGCGTAGCAAAACAGCAAATGAAGGCAGTGCTGGATGAGATTGATCGCAAGCGCGTCGAAAAGAACGTCACTGTCCATATCGGCATTTGCGCCTTTTCTGGTTCTATTAACACCATTGTTCGCCGGAACGTGGATACCTCAGCCATTGCGGAATTAAAGGCGTTTATAGACAACCTCACTCTGATGTTTGATGGAACGAATTACAATTTACCGCTAGTTCAAGCGCGGTCTTACTTTTTGACCCCCACGCCTCCGGATTTTCGCCAATCTTGTTTTTTCATCACAGACGGCGAACCCAATCCCGTTAGTTCCGCAACAGAGGCGGCAAATAACTGTGCCGATATGATTGGGCGCACCGGCCCCTTTTCACCTTCAACCGGTAACGATGTGGATATTTATTGCTTAAGTGTGGACTTGTACAACACAACTTATCTTGGGTTGCTTGATAACACCCCTCTTGACGGCGTTCCGGTTTTATCCTCCACCAATTCGGACGCAATGTACAACGCAATTCTGCGTGCCGTGCCCACAGAATCAAAGGTATGGACCTACACTAGCGGAGATACCGCAATAACCTTCATGGGTGAAACCTATGAGCCTATACCGCTAGGGCGATCAGAAGTAGAAATAAAACAGGAATTAAGTCGAGCAAACCTTGAAATAAGGCTGGACCTAGATAACGTGATGGGTAAACGTTGGCTTCATGATTTAGTGGAAACGCCTATCGGACTCACTATCTTTGAAATGGGCGAAGACGGAGAAGTTGGGGTTGTCTGGAAAGGCCGCTTATTGGGTGTAAAACCCACCATGAGCGAGATTGTCCTTAATTTTGAATCCGTTTTCACATCTTTGCGTCGCCCAGGACTCCGCGCCCGTTATCAACGGAGCTGTCGACACATGCTGTATTCACGTGGTTGCGGAATAAGTAAGGATGCCTGGGCCGTAAATGGGGTTCCGACCAACGTGAATGGGAATGTGGTTACTGTTCCAGAAGCTGCTAATTATCCAGCGGGATATTTTACTACCGGCATGCTTGAAGGTCCTGATGGCACGTTGCGTTTCATCGTGGCTCATTCTGAGAGTCAATTAACGCTAATCCGACCCTTCGTGTCACTGGCAAAAGCACTGACTCTGGACGGTTATGGATTGTCCTACGGCCAATATTATGGCGGCGTGGGGGTCCGTTTGTTTCCGGGCTGTGACCGAACACGGAATACCTGTCTCAATCGTTTCAATAACCTGAACAACTATGGTGGGTTTGACTGGATTCCTTTGCGCAACCCGTTTGATGGTAGTTCCATCATATAGAAAAGGAGAACACAACCATGGCCTGGTGGCTTATCGCAGTATTTGTCTCAGCTCTTGTAATAGGTTATGCCCGTATACCTAAACCACAAAGCGTAAAACCTGCTGGCCTTGGAGACTTTAAAATACCCACTGCGGAAGAAGGGCGTGAAATTCCAGTATTGTTTGGCACACGGGATATTGATGGTCCAAACGTGGTTTGGTATGGAGATTTGCGTACAGTGGCTCTCCAGAAAAAGGGTGGTAAAAAGTGACGGATAATGGTCAATTGATTATCCGAATGGATGATGTCCGGGCTGTCAAAATGTGCGCCCGGGGAGCACGGGCCTTTTTTGAGCGATACGGACTTAGTTGGTCGGAATTCTTGATGAACGGAATCTCCGCGGATAAACTCATAGCCACCGGCGACCCGATGGCCCTTCAAGTAGTGGAAGCAGTTCGTGGGCGGAAGCAGTAAGAAAGTCACTGTTGGGTACAAATACTACCTGGGCATGCACATGATTTTGTGTCATGGCCCGGTTGACCGCATTTTGCGTATTCGGGTGGACGGTAAGGACGCTTGGTTGGGTGATCGCGACAGCGGTTCTATCTACATAAATAAGCCCGATTTGTTTGGCGGCGAGAGTCGAGAGGGGGGCATTCAAGGCACTGTGGACTTTGAACCCGGCGGACCCGCCCAAGGGCCGAACAGTTACCTGATTAGTAAGCTTGGGTCAATGGTTCCGGCCTATCGAGGCGTGGCTGGAATCGTCCTTCGCCAAGTGTATCTCGGCCTAAACCCATATTTGAAGAAGTGGTCTTTTAGGGTCCAGCGCATTCATCTCCGCCAAAATGGAGTGGCGCAGTGGTATTATCCGAAAGCCGAAATTAAGGTTACTTCAAACTTTAAACAGCGCCAGATGTTCTATTTCGCCCTGGACAAATCCGGGTCGATGGAAGAAATGGTAGGAGGAAAAACGCGGTTACGAATTGCCAAGGACCAATTAAAAGCTGTCCTAGACGCAATTAACGTCCTACGAATTGACTCAAAGGTTCAGGTGGATATTTGCGTGGTGGGTTGGAGCGATAGTACAACCACCATGACCCGTTATAACGTCCAAAATTCAGATATAGTTGACCTCAAGAACTTCGTAGAAGGGATTACGGCAACCTTCGACGGAACAAATTTTAGCAAAGCGTTTGTTTCTGTCCATTCTTTCTTTGAGGTTTCTGCAACAGACCTTCGGAAACGAACTATGTTCTTCATCACAGACGGCGAACCGACTGTGGGAACAATGTCCGAGTTGTTATCTAATTATGGCGACGTTATTAATCGGACAGGAGCGTATGCCCAGAATCCGGTGGACATTTTTGCGGTAAACATCGACCTTAACAACATTTCTCATACAGCTCAAGTTGACAATACCCCTCAAGACGGTGTTCCTGTAGTGGCTTCGGCAGACTCGAACGCCTTATATGACGCAGCATTTTTCGCGGTCATGGGCGATTCCTCTGCGATGAATCCAGCCCACATCATCCGTGAATGTCTAACCGACCCAGACTGGGGGATGGGTTATGCGGACACAGAAATTGATGACCGGTCTTTTATGGCTGCGGCGGATCAGCTATACAACGAACGGATGGGTATCAGTATTCTCTGGGACCGACAAACCCCTATCGAAGATTTTATCAATGAGATTCTTAAACACGTTGACGCGGTCCTGTACGTGGATCGCAAAACCGGCCTGTTCACGCTGAAGCTGATCCGGGGAGGTTATAACAAGGCCGCTCTGCTCCATCTCAATGAGGACAATATCGATAAAATTGAAAACTTCACGCGCCCTGCCTTCGGGGAGCTGATAAACTCCGTCACGGTGAACTATTGGAACGTGACAACTGGAAACAATGCGAGCGTTACGGCTCAAGACATTGCCCTTCAACAGATGCAACAGGTTACCATTGGAACCACTATCCAATATCCTGGTTTTGTTGATCCGTTAATCGCTTCTCGGGTTGCCCAAAGAGATTTGAGGAGCTTGTCTTCGCAACGAGTAACCTGCGTCATATACGCAGACCGGACCGCAAAAGATTTAACGATTGGAGACGTGTTCAAACTATCTTGGAACGATTACGGTCTCAACGAGGTTGTAATGCGTGTGACCGGGATTGCTTACGGCGATGGACGTACTAACCGTATCAAAATTACTTGTACAGAGGACATATTTGATTTTCCACAAACAACCTTCGTTGTTCCAAGCCCCCCCGCCTGGGAAAATCCAAATACGCCTCCTGTCCCGGTTCAAAATCAAACTGTATTTGAATTTCCCTATATTGAATTAGTTCAACAACAAGGACAAACCGCGGTAGATCGAAACCTTGCTACAGAACCCGCTCTAGGTTATTTGGGTATAGCTGCTGGCCGCCCGAACGCTTCGTGTTTGAATGCTCGGTTATTTACAGCTCCCCCCACAATTTCTATTTTTGAAGAAGTCGGGTTAGTGGATTTTTGTCCTTATGGAAAACTAACCAGCGCCATTGGACGATTTACCACCACCTTTTCTATTCAAGATGGGGTAGACCTGGACCTAGTCCCAATTCCGTCTTGGGCCCAGATTGACGAAGAACTAATATGGGTCGAAAGTCTAATTAACGGAGTAATGACTGTCCGCCGAGCCATATACGATACCGTGCCCGCCGAGCACGCCGCCGGGGCAGTGGTGTATTTTTGGGACCAGTACAGTTCAGGTTCTGCCAGAGAATATGTGAACAGTGAAACCGTGCGCGTGAAACTAGCAACTGTAACGGGTTCTGGCCAATTAGACCTTGCTTTAGCCCCG